GAGTATTCAAAAAAGTCTCAAAGCTTTTCAGAAGACGATATATTTTAATTAAACCGGTTATAAGTAGAATTTACGCTTTATGACTAACAAGGACATTTATTGGCTGAATACCGATTCAAGAAAGTTTCTCGCTCGTGGCTATCTTCTAGAAGATGAAACAGCGGAACAACGTATTAGAGATATTGCCGAAGCTGCAGAAAAATATCTTGATATGAAAGGGTTTGCTGACAAGTTTGAGAAGTACATGCACAAGGGGTTTTACTCTCTTGCCTCTCCTATTTGGGCAAACTTCGGTCGTAAGCGTGGACTACCAATCTCGTGCTTTGGTTCCTATGTAGATGATGACATGGATGCTATCTTGTATAAGATTTCAGAGGTAGGGACTATGTCCAAGGCCGGCGGGGGCACTTCTGGTTTCTTTGGAGCTATACGTCCGCGTGGTGCTAAGATTAGCTCTGGCGGGGAATCAACCGGGGTACATCACCAGCTTACAGTATTTGAATCTCTTACTGATTACATTTCTCAGGGTAATGTTCGTCGTGGTTCGTTTGCTGCGTACCTACCTATTGATCATAAAGACATCGAAGAGTTTCTTAACATTCGTAAGGAAGGAGATACTATTCAGAACCTTTCTATTGGGGTATGCGTAGACGATAAGTGGTTTAAAGAGATGGTTGATGGAGATAAAGAAAAGCGTCGCATTTGGGGATTAGTCATTAAGAAGCGGTTTGAGTCGGGTTACCCTTATATTTTCTTTACGGATAATGCCAATAAGCAGGCCCCTGAAGTATATAAGGATAAAAATCTTAAAATTCATCACAGTAACCTTTGTACCGAAATCATGCTTTCAAACGGTACTGATGAGTCGTTTGTATGTGATCTTTCTTCGCTCAATTTCGAAAAGTGGGACGAATGGAAAGATACAGATGCTGTAGAGACTCTTGTCTACTTCCTTGATTCAGTAATGACTGAGTTTATTAATAAAACTGAAAAGATGAAGTTTATGGCTCATCCAAGAAACTTTGCTATCAATCAAAGAGCTCTTGGTATCGGCGCACTCGGCTGGCATACTTATCTGCAGTCTAATATGATTGCGTTTGAGTCTATGGAAGCTAAGCTTCTTAACAATCGTATTTGGAAGTTTGTACGCGCCAGAGCCGATGAAGCTACTGAAAAGCTAGCTACTTTGCTTGGCGAGCCGCCTTTGTTGAAAGGTTATAAGCGTCGCAATGTAACTACACTAGCAGTAGCACCCACTACTTCAAGTTCGTTTATACTTGGGCAAGCGTCTCCCTCGGTAGAACCTCTTAATTCGAATTACTTCGTTAAAGATCTTGCTAAGGGCAAATTCACCTATAAGAACCCTTATCTTGAAGCGCTTCTCGAAAAGAAAGGTAAGAACACGGATGGTACTTGGAAATCTGTGCTTGTAAAGGGCGGATCCGTCCAGCATCTCGAGTTTCTTTCTCAAGAAGAAAAGGACGTGTTTAAGACATTCGGAGAAATCAGCCAAAAAGAAATCGTTATTCAGGCAGCTGCTCGTCAGAAGTATATCGATCAAGGCCAGTCCCTTAATCTAATGATTCCGCCTAATACCAAGCCTAAAGATGTAAATGACTTGCTTATATTCGCCTGGGAGAGTGGTATTAAGAGCCTATACTATCAACGCTCGGCAAATCCCGCTCAAGAGCTAGCTCGTTCTATCTTAACGTGTTATAGTTGTGAATCTTAATTGATTTTTTAGTTTTAGTTTTATAATTATTATTGCGCACAAGCGCATACTATGACAAAACTAACTAACTACAATAGTAATAATCCAGCAGCATATAAAACATCCCTTATTGATGCTTTCTTCAATAGGGATCCATTCGAACACCCTTTCTTTTGGGGTGACGTAAGTCGTACAGGGGATACTGTAAGGTTTAAAGAGGGGGACGAACTCACTGTAGAGGTGGATCTTCCCGGGGTATCCAAGGATAAAACGACCGTCTCAGTAGAAGGTAGAGTTGTTTCGATTGAAGGGATTCGCAAAGTGATTCATAAAGGTGGTTCACAAGAGGAAACCTTTAGTCGCAGCTTCACAGTTGGCAACTCTTACAATCTAGATAAAGCTAAGGCTGAACAAAAAGATGGCGTTCTTACTTTGGTATTTCCTAAGAACAAAGTGGAAAACGGTGGCAAAAAGATTATCGATATTAGTTAATCGTTCTGCCAGTTGATACCCAAGGGAGAGAGAAATCTCTCCCTTTTTTATTGTAAGTAATTAAATGAAGACAACAAGTATACTTGCAACATTAGGATTATTATTTTTAACCGGTTGCAATCTACTGCCTGATAGCCTTACTTTTATTTCAAAACGCAACTGGGAACGAGAAAAGTCTAATCTTATTAAAGAGCATGATGAAAAGGTTGAAAAAAAGATAAAAGAAATTGAAACTAAGGTAAAAGAGAAAGAAACGGCTCAAGCAGCCAACTTACAAAAAGCTTCTGGTCTTGCGTACGGTATACTACAGATAAGTGAACTTAAGCCAGTTGATCAGAGAACTAGACCGGACACGTTGTTAAATTTTAAATCTAAGGAGCTAGTTACCCGTCTACCCAATTTAACTACAGAGGAACTACTACGGGTTAACGAGGAATTAAAAAAAGAACTTGACGACAAAAATACCACTCTACAAGATTTACAAAAAAAATATGATGTAGCATTACAACAAGCAAAGACAGACAAAGAAACAATAGAAAAAATACAAAACGAAATTATTACAAAAAAGAAAGAACTTGATAACATTAACGCTGATAAAGCCGCTGCCTTGTTAGCTTTAGCTGATGCTAAAGCTGAAAAAGACTCTATAGAGAAAGCAAAACTTGAAGAGAGGCTTAAACATGAACAAGAAAAGGCCGAGCTTATAAAATACCTAATAAAGATATTTATCGGTATCGGTGTAGGTGCGGCTATCGGAGCTTATGCAACACGAAGTCTGGTACTTGCTTTAGCTTCTATGGGAGCTTTTGGTTTAAGTATTTTTATAGCAACTTTACCTATGTGGGCTATAATAACCGCAGCAGTAGTTATAGGTCTGTTTATTATAGCAGGTATACTTTATAAACTTTATCTCACACATAAGAGTGAATTAGTAGAAAAAGAGCTTGCTGATAGGCTGGTTGGCAGTATAGAAGAAACTAAAAATAAAATAGGCTCAGATAAATTTAAGGCTGAACTTGGCCCGGTAATTGAAGACTGGATTAAAGATATGCCGGAATTAAAAGGTAAGATAAAAGAAAAACTTAAGAACTTGAACTTAGCATAGGCACTTCAACTACCTCTTCAACTGGTTTATTTTTTGCTTTACCAGTTAACTGAGCTATAATTTCTTCTCGAGTCGCAATTAATACGTTTGTATTGCCTTGGGGCAAGTTTAAATAGCCATCATTTTTTAATTTTTGTATTTCTTTCTTACCCTCTATTTCAAGTTTTTTTACTTCTTTAGCTGCTTCAGTTTTTTTATTCTGTATATGTATTTTATTAATAGCGTCTATAGCACCAGCACCAGCAGTTATTAAACTAGCTAGCCCAGCCATTTGATCAGGGTCGCCTGTCGCGACGGTAACCTTTTGCAATTCTTGTATACTCTTAATACTTAGTTCGGCAAGTTTAGCTGAATGTTTTAAAACAAACTCTTGCATTTCTGCTTCACTTTTAGGTACTTCTACCGTTACATTCTCTTCACTTTTATCATTAGTACGAGTCACCACAGCCGTAGCAACTGTTGTACCTTGAGGTACATCCAAACCTTTTATAAAGTCATCTATCTGATTAATAACATTCTGGTTATCAGAAGGTTTGTTATCCGGCAACGGAGGATTCATCAAGAATACTTATTGGCAATAATTGATTTATCAATATTATACTCTACACTACGTCTATATGTTCCCTGTAACTATTAAATTCGTTAAGACTCATGAAGCAGCAGTACTACCTAAGTGTAATCATAACGATCCTTATGTTGGAGATTCTGGTCTAGACGTTACTGCAGTTAGCGAGGTTACCGTACCAGCAAAGAGCTGGGCTATTGCACCTGTTGGCCTAAAGCTTGGCTATATTACACCTGGCTATTGGATTCGTGTCGAAGGCCGGTCAGGGGTAGGGTTTAAGAAGCATATTTTTCCGCATTTCGGTATTATTGATAACCCTTACCGCGGAGATATGGGCATTAAGCTCTATAATTTCGGTACTGAAGACCAGGTGTTTAAGCCTGGAGATAAAGTAGCTCAACTTATTGTTTACCCTCTTATTCAAGCAGATGTGGAATGGACCGATCAAGTAGTTGAGTCAGCTCGTGGCGAAAAAGGCTTTGGTTCCTCTGACAAAAAATAATGTCTATTAACGAACAACTCAAAAATATTTGGGTAGAGAAATATCGACCGGCTAAACTGGTTGATATGGTTTTATCTGACACTCTTCGTTCTTTTGTTGAAGAGTGTCAGCGAAAGCAGGAGATACCTAATATACTCTTAGTAGGTAATGCAGGTACAGGTAAGACAACGCTAGCTAAGATTCTTATTAATGAGATTCTAGATGCTCAATACCTTTATATTAACGCTAGTGAGAAGAATGGTATTGATGAAGTTCGTACTTCTATTTTGACTTTTGCTCAAACTAAAAGTATAGACGGAAAGATCAAAGTTATCTTCCTGGATGAATTTGATAACTTTACTGATGCCGGTCAGCGAGCATTGCGTAATGTTATGGAGGAGTACGCAGGTAATACTCGCTTTATTCTTACTGGTAATTATCTTCATCGTATCATTCAGCCTATTCAGTCTCGGTGTCAGGTCTTTACTGACTTTACCCCGCCTATTAGAGAATACGCTAAGCGAATTGTTTACATTCTTAAGACTGAGAATGTTTCTTTTGATGAAGAGCAGGTTAATAGACTTAAAGAAGTTATTAGGTACAACTACCCTGACTTACGCAAAATAATTAATTTTGTACAACGTAATGTTATACAGAATAAACTTTGTATTAAAGATACGATTAACAATGAAGACTTTGCGCAAGAGATTCTAGAAAAACTACTTAACAAGGAAGACTTAATGTCTTTGCGTAGACTTGTTATTGAGAACGAGCAATCGTTCGGTAATGACTACCCTAAGCTTCTTAAAGACTTATTTAACTCTATTTACAAGAGCTCCTTACCTGAAGATAAAAAGAGACTTGCATTGCTACAAGTCTCGGATAGTCTCTATAAAAGCGCTTTAGTTATGGATCAGGAGATTAACTTCTTTAGTTGCCTGATTGCTCTGGCTCAGTTTTTGCAGTAGCCCAAGGCGGCCAGTTAAGAAAAGGATCATCCGCGTCGCCTGGCTCTGTAGATATTTCTTTTACTAGAGCTTCTCCAGGATTATCTACGTCTACCTCTGAAGCTAATCGTACGTCTAATCCCATAGCCTGTCTGGATAGTTTATTTGCTAGAGCTACTTTTTTAGCTAGTCTCTCAGATTTATCATCCATACCTGCAGGATCTTCCATGCCTGCAGGATCTTCTATGCCTGCCAGATCATCTGTACTTACTGGAACATCAGAGTCTATAGGATCTAGTTCTGCAGTAGGTTCTTCTTCCACTTCTTCGTAGTTGGCGCCTGCACCCATTACTCCAATATCTTCTTTAAGCATTCTACCGTATATATTTTCATACGATTCTTTTAGCTCTTTAGCTTTTTCCATTCCTTTTGGCTTTGAAGGCTTACTATCATCGTAATTATTGGAATTTTCTAATTTAGTATTCTTTGTTGCAAGCTCATATTCTCCTTTCGGCGCACGAGTTTGTTTTTTACCTACTTTAGTTTGTTCATCTATTGCGGCATCCTTATTGGGCTTATCTTTACTTGCTTCAAGCGGTTTTTGATACGCGCGTTGTTTGTCTTTTTGATTGGCCGGTACAGGGGGTAGATCGATGAGTGGATTGGCTGTTTCTAAACACTCTACTGGTATAGTTACTAAATTGCGCCAGAAACTTGGAGCAACTTCTTCATAACAATCTGCAAGTGTTGCAGGGGCGTCTGTGCCACCCATAGCACCATAACTGTTGCTGAAATGAGAATTATGCAAACGACCGACGCGAATATTGTTACCAGTCTTAGTAATATCTTCAATACGTTGTTTTACGTTTTCCCCTAAAGCTTTATAGCATTCTAAATTTTTATAGTTAGACTTAAGCTTAACTACATCCCCTGCTAGGAACCCTGCTCCGTTTTGAAAACGACTGTAAATTGTTTCAAAAAGTGGATTAAACTTACTGTTTTTCATGTGTATTATTACTTACTCTTTCCCTAAGTAATTTACAATGCCGTCCCTTACTTTTACAGGTTTACAAAAAATACAGACGACTACTATTAATTATAGTTATTCGGACTTGCATTTGGATTTTACTAATCCCATTTCTAAAGATTTAAAATCCGATTATGACGTTACCGCGGTAAAAAATTCTTTATTTACACTGTTTAATACCGTGCCTGGTCAAAATTTATTAAATCCGCAATACGGGTTAAATTTAACACGTTATTTATTCGAGCCAATAAATGAAACAAATGGTAGACTTATAGGTGGTGAAATAGTACAGGGTATTAATAACTTTGAACCGCGTGTAGTTATAAATACTATTGATGTAGAAATTAATGAAGACGAGCAAACTTACTATATCACATTAAATATTTTTATACCCATAATTGATACCACTCTGCGGATCCCGGGCACTTTAACAAAAACTGGATTTATTATAAATTAACAATGTCTACTTTATCAACAGATAATACTGAACTTAATATTCAGCCAAATGAATACATAGCTTTTGATGCAATATCTTTAAGAGAATTTATACGGGCTCGCCTCGCTGAAAGTGGTCTTTTTACAGATCAGTATATAGAGGGCTCTAATTTAACCGCTATAACGAATATAGTAGCTTATTCATTTCATGCTTTAATGTTTTATTTAAACAAGACGTCTTCTGAGTCTATGTTCAGTGAAGCTCAATTGTATGAAAATATTAATCGAATTGTAAAATTGGTAAATTATTCTCCGGTAGGGGCCCAAACTTCAACTTTAACTTTTGAATGCAGTGCTAACTCTTCTTTGTCTATTGGAGCCTATACTATACCTAGATATACTTTTATACGGGTTAATAATAGCTCATATAATTTTAATAAAGATATTACTTTTACCAAAACTCTTTCTGGAGAACAATTTATAAATAGTGTTGGCGTGCAAACTTTACTGTATCAAGGTAAATGGGTTGAATATCCGCTTTATACCGCTCAAGGCGTGAACAACGAAACAGTTTTTGTTGCCCCAGGAAAAGATGTACTAATCGATCATTTTAATATTGATGTCTATGTAAAAAGTATAGTCACTAATAAATGGGAACAGTGGGAAAGAACAGACTCTTTGTATTTAGAAAATTCAACTAATAAAAAATACGAAGTACGCTATAATGAATCTCGTAATTATGAAATAAAATTTGGGGACGATATAAATGGCAAAAAACTTACTAATGGAGATATAGTTGCTGTTTACTATATTCAATCTCTTGGTACAGATGGACAAATAGGCGCAGAAGAATTAGCCACTTTACCTGGAGTTTTATATTCTACAGCTCAATTTAATGAAATTAAAGCAGATGTATTTAATGTCGATCTTTTATATCTTGACGACACTAATTTAAATACGCTTTCATTTAACAATAAAACTCCTTCAACAGTTTATACCGATCCAGAAAATGTAGACAGTATAAGAAAAAATGCTCCTGCTGCGTTTCGCTCTCAGTACAGACTTATAACCAATTCTGATTTTGAAAGTTATATAAAAACTTCTTTTAGTAATATAATACAAGACGTAAAAATTTACAGTAATAACGATTACGTTAATAATCATTTACGGTATCTTTACGACATAGGGCTTGTTGCGCCCAATCAAGACTCTAGAGTGCTTTATAATCAAGTAGCATTTTCAACATCTTGTAATTTTAATAATATATATGTGTATGCTTTACCGCGTAGTACTCCTACGGGTAAAATAAATTATTTAACTCCAGCTCAAAAAAGTTTAGTTATATCTTCAATTAATTCTAAAAAGCCCTTAACATCGGAAATAATTGTAACCGATCCGGTGTTTAAGACTGTGACTGTTGCATACAAAGCCACAGGAGATAACGAAATTAATACCGCTATAGAACAATCTAGATTAATAATTAAATTAAGCCGTAATGCTAAAGTATCAACTCAAACTGTACAAAATAAAATTAGTACAATATTTGAAACTTTTTTTGATGCAACAAAATTAAGTTTAGGCTACACAATAGACTTAGTTGAACTTACAGGTTTAATTAAAAATATACAAGGAGTAGAGAGTATTTTTACGCAGCGTTTAGATACAGGAGAGTTAATAGAAGGTATTTCTTTATTAATATGGAATCCGTCTTATCCGCAAAACGATAATGAAATTATTACTAAAAATTATACTTTACGTAATTTTCAAGCAATTTATTTTTACGATATTGATACTATAGTCTCTAGAATAATAATAGACTACGATGCATCAGAAAATACATCTGTAATAAATCTATAAATATATGGCTGATTTTGAAGCACTATCTAAGATCAGTGGATTTTCGATTTATGTAGAAGATGTTTATACTTCTTCAGTTACTCAAGGTTATACGCTTGCGACTCCTTTTGTTACGAGAATAAATTTAACTGCTGGTTCTTCTCCAGCTCAAGTGTTAAACGCTTGCACTTTAATTTGGAATTTCGGGGACGGTACAATATATCAAACACGAGATGTAGAAAATAGTGTGTTGCAAAGCACCTCTCATGTTTACAATTGGCCTGGCCAGTATGAAGTAAAATTAAGTGCTATTAGTAATGATGGGGTATCAAGCGTTACTTTTAGTAAAACACTAAGTGTAGTAAATTTTTGCGGGGATACGCTACAGTGGGACTTTTCTAGCTGGAGCGATCTTTTGAGTACAAATGTCAACGCCGGCGCAGTTCCACACGGTTACCAATCCTGCCCGCCTGGAGATTTTAACGTTGCAACCCCTATTACATTTCGCTTTACAACATCCACCACTTTAAGTGATAGAATTTCTTTTGATTTATACTCTCAAAATTCTCTGTCTCAGCCATGGGACGTACCAACGTACGAAAATAAATACGCTAATTTAAGACCGCGATGGAGATTTACTGACTTAGATGGTAATGTAGTTTCTAATATAAAGCCTACAGAAGATCAGTTACAAGCAGTAATAATAGATAAAAACGGACGCACTCCAAACGCGCCTGGTTATGATAGCACAACACAAGCGCTTGTCGGGTATACTGGCGCTATTGATATTTATTATATTGACGATATACCTTCTTTAACTTATAATGATAGCGGAGCTACCTTTACAGTTAATGTACCCCGTATTTGGGTAAGTTATAATAATCAGTCCTATCCTAACTATCAAGACAAAAATGATGGTACATTTCCGTCTTTTTCAAATAATACAGTTTCGTTAACTAGTTTATTTTACGTAAAAAATCTTTCTGCTGATCATTTCAACCTTACGGTTAATGGTAGTAATATAAGTTTACCTTCTACATTATGGCCAGATACTAGTGGAATGTTTTTTATTACTGTTAACAGCGCTAGCGCAGCAAGCGCACTCGATAGCTATGCAAATAAAACTCTTTTAAACTACCCTGTAAGTAATATCCCTCTACTACCTATAACAATTTCCACAAGCGTTCTCGGCGCAGCTACTTTTGAAGACAATGGGTTTAATTTTTCTCGTACCGATTCTTTAGGTAGAGATACTGGCGGTTTTTACAAGAATATATTTTATACTCTTTCAAATACATCTAATTTACTATCGAGCGGCTCTTTAACTGCTTCGTTTGATGTTTTAGCTACGTTTTTTGGCACTATAGTTGAACCACCTCCTGACCCGCTTTCAGGGTATAATCCTTATACACGAGTAGCTGCAGCAACCAGCACAGCAAACACTTTCCGGTCAATATCAGTTACCGGTTCCTCTCTACATACTTTTATAAATTTTGACAAAAATTATTTTGTAAGAAAAATTAATGAAAATTTTAATTATGGCGCTCAATTACAAACGTACGCATTGCAGCCGACTATAGCCTCTAATAATAATTTATTTGCATTTCTTTCAGCTATAGCTGGTAATAGCTACACTACAGAAGATAATTTTGGTACCAAAACTTACGAAAAAATATCTAATTTTGTAACAAACACTCAAGATGTAGATAATAGCGAGGTAAATAGTCTTTATTCTTTAACTAATGTTATTGACAATGAATTTGATAATTACAATTTAAACCCGCCCCCTGTTTTAAAAAGAGCATTTGATTTATTTTCTACGCCGCATGAACGTCTATGGGGTACAAGAGAAAAGTATAATACTGATTTTAATAATAGATTAAATCACGTTAATCTTGGTAATGCCTTAACAGCATATAATATTAATACTACTATAGTCAGTGCTGGGCAAAAAATAGTGCTAAACAGTATTTTTGATTCTAGTTTTTACGAATTACTTGAAGTACCTGTAATTAATTCTTATGCTAGTGTTACTGCTGCTAATATGCAAAGTCACTTTACCTCGGGTATGTCGTATCCACTTACTGCTTACCCGTTGAGTTCTTTTTACGGATGGGGCGTAAAAACACCTGTTGCAAATTACTATAAATTTTGGGTATTTAATGATGTTTACAGTAATAAACCAGTTAATAATTTAATTGACTGGAATAATAATGCTAATAGCCTTTCAACCACACTTTCAGAGTCTAATTCATCTGTAGAAGAATGGTATAAAGACGGTGGTATATTAGAAAACATTTATAGTTATTACATTTATAAAGGTCTGGATTTATTATAAAATTTTGTAATTACTTTATATGCAAAAAAATTACGTATTATACTATGGCACTATAAAACTCATTAAGGATTTGCTTTCTTTAGGTGGCTGGGCTAATGAAATTGTAGATATATATAATGCGGGTAAATTAATTGAAACTTTACCAGACCCAGAAAATAATACCAAAGAAGAATTTTTAAAAGTTACAGCATGCCCGTTTACTGAGCGTCAAGTCGCAACTGTAAAAAAAGCTTTAAAGTTTCATGCCGAAAAAGGAATTATACTTCCGTCTCCGTTTATAGTACAGGCTATAGAGCGTTTTGATCTTGTAGAGCAATAAGTATTTTAATGCTTAAGTTTAAACAGTATTACACTTTAGTTGAATCAGCAGAAAACGCAACTTTAAAAGCTCATCTTACCCATTTAGAAGATTTAGCTATTGAAGAAGGCCGAGCTGGTTATACTAAGTTTGTAGAACAAGTTGAAAACTTTGTCAATTATCTTGAAGGTATTCGCAGTAAAACATCAGTAAATTTAAAAGTAGATGGCGCCCCGGCTTTATTTTTTGGTATAGACCCAAGACCGGAATATGAAGGTAAATTTTTTATCGGTACTAAGACTGTATTTTCAAATACTCCAAACCTAATACATAGTGTAGAAGAGGTAGATGAATTGTATAAAGATGCTGCACCTGGTTTAAGAGATTTATTAAAAACTGTATTTCCTTATTTTCAACAAGGCTATGATGAATCAGGTAAAATGTATCAAGGAGATTTGTTATTTTCTCCTTCGAGACCCCCTATTATAAAAAATATAAATAACGAAGATTATATTACTTTTCAGCCAAATTTAATTACATACGCCATACCCGCTGATCCAAATTCTAAATTATTCAACCAGGTATCTAATGCAAAAGTGGGTATAGTAATACATGCTGGTTTTAATATACAGGCAGATGGCAATAAGATCGTTTCTTCCCCGGCTGGTAGAGATGTAACAAGCGTTGTACTCTCTCTTAAAAAAGTAGGCGTTTTTGCAGAAGGCTCCAATTATAGTACTTTAAATTTAACTATAGATGAACCTACGAGAAGAACGATAAATGCTCTATTAGTTTCAGCTACTACTAAAATAAATAACATTACCCCTGAATTTGATGCGCAATATTTAAGTAATACAGTTGTTACTGGTTATTTAAAGCAATATCTTAATAATATGGTTAGAGAAGGCGGGGGTATGTTTAAAGCGGTAAGAGCGGGAGAATCTTTTAACGGAGCTAAATTTTTTAATGGTTTTATAGCTTTTATTAATTTTAAAGTAGATAAAGCTTCCGAAAAACTTGGAGCTCGCGGCAAAGCAAACGCCGGTAAAAAGAAACAAGACATAAAAGTTTTTATAGAGACAAATAAAAATTCTTTTTATAACTTACTAGGAGCTACTTATAACATGGCTCAAATAAAAGAATATTTTCTTAAATTGCTATCTCAGGTAAAAGGTAAATTAGATAATATGAAGTCTTTCATACCTGTAGGGGATAAATTTATTACTGTCCCGGGAGAAGGTCATGTTCTCTATATAGGAGATACACCTAACCAAGTTAAGATTGTTGATAGATTAGATTTTAGTGCTAACAACTTTTTATATAGTGGCGAACGTGGTCGCTCTGTACCTCAACCAAAGGAACAGATAGATGAAGAAGAAGAGAGCAAACCTGCTGAAGAAGAAGAAAATTATTCTATAGGATTCTTTGGTGGTGGCTTTAATCCGCCCCATAAAGGACATTTTGAAGCAGCTTTAATAGCCGCGAAAGAAAATAGTGACGTCTATATAATTATTTCTCCAGCCACTGTTACAAAAGAGCGAGGAGATACGGGTATAAGTGTAACTATGAAAGTTAATGTATGGAATCATTACGTACCACTACTTGAACAGTATAAAGCTAAAATACATCTTGTAGTAGCAGACGTTTCTCCAATTGGTACAATTTATGAGTATGTTAACACTCTAAACGAATCCCCTGAAGCTTCTAATATAATAATTAATCTTTATACTGATATAGACGAAGCAGCTCGGTATAAAGGTATAGAAAAATACTCGAGTAATTTAAAGAAAATAGAAATTAAACCCACACCAAGACTTGCTTCGGGTACAGAGTTTAGAGCGTACTTAGAAGCAGGAGATAAATATAGTGCATTTAAATTAATACCCGACGGGGTAGATAAAGAAGCAGTCTGGAAAACTTTAAAGTCTCTTTAAACTGAATCTACTATAGCGCCGCCGTCTATACTATTAGAGCCGCCTGGACCAGAAGACCAGCATTCTTCCTTAATATCGCCAGTTTCTGTCCAGCATTCCGGTATAGGACGGTCACTGGATGCATCCCAACACTCTTCTCTAAACATTTCTTTTCTTAAAGTTAAGCTAGCTTTTTCTACTAGCATTTCATATTTATTGGACAGCTTATTGTAATTGTAATTTTTTTTCATATTAATCTTCTTGATCTATCACTTGTATAATTTCGTTTTCATCTCCGCTCACTAGATCTGCTTTAATTGAAGCTAGTACGTCTTGTAACATATCTGCTGCTTGAGTGACGTTAGTTACTTTCCAAGCATGCATAGGAGCATCTTCAGACATAGTTTCTAATAACTCAAAAAGCTCTGCAGATACTTCTGCAGCTTGCAGAGCTTTAGTACGAGCCATAGATACATTATGATCGGATTTATGTTCTCCGTTAGAAATAACTTCAGTTTCTAACGGAGTTTCCGTGATAGTTTTATACTTTTCAGCTAATACTGTAAATGTTTTAGGCATTAAAAATAGCCCAGATTGTGTTTGCGGAGAAAATCTGGATAAATAGCTGAACCTATTGAAGCAGCGGCAACTGTAGGACCGGCTGAAATAGCTCCTGTAGAAGTGTTAAAACCAAAGGTAACAGTATTTACTTGACGGGAACCTCTATTAGCTACTACAAAAGAAACTCCGCTAGTGCTACGGTTATGGTAGACAAGCACTCTTACTACATCTCCCCAAGTAGTAGTAATATTAACTGCTGAGCTTGCAGATACTGATGGAGTACCGAGACTAGAAGTATTATAAGCAATATATACATTAGCATTATTGCCACTTACTGCAGGGTATACTAATAGAGATGAAACTGAGTTTGATGCGATAGCAAATTGATTACTGCTACCAGGTGTGATTTGCTGAGAATATATAGCCATAGTTGTATATATTTATTACTTTTTACCTAAAAAACATGGAATAGTTTGCAATGTTCTATAATATATTTAATTATGGGAATGTTCGATACCGTCTATATGGCAAGTAATGACTTTGATAGTCTACCTTTTACAGAGGAGATGATCAAGCTCGGTCTAAAGGATAATACTAGGCCTTTTCAAACTAAATGCCTCGAAAACATCCTGGCAGAGTATACTATTCAAAGCGGCAAACTCTATATTAAAAACTGGAAAGATACAGAAAGTGAAACTAGAGAATCCGTTCTAGAAGAAGTTTATCATCACGGAACTGTCTTTGTTTATAATTTTATAGAAACAGAAAAGTATGATTGCTGGATAGAGTTTAAGTTGACCTTCACTCGAGGTCAGCTTGAAAAAAGTGAACTAGAAAAATTTGAAGCAACAGATAATGCGGAAAGAAAAGAGCGCGAAAAAATGCTTCGGGAAGAAGACGAGAGACAGAGAAAAAAGTGGTATAATAAGTATTTTTTTAATACTCGAATTTATAGAACGATCACACGCAAAATAAGCCGAGCGTTTATAAGCGTTGGTGGGTTTATCGCCCATATTGGATATAAAATATGAAATATTCTATTATTATACCTACTTATAACCGGGTCGATATTCTTAAGCAATGTATTGATAGTATTATAGCCAATACTTCTATTTCTGTAATTAATAGTTCTGAAATTATTGTAGTCAGTAATGGCTGCAAAGACGATACAGTAAACTATGTTAATAGTCTCGGGTCTCCCTTCAAGCTCGTAAGATGGGAACAGCCCCTGGGGTATGCTAAAGCAATAAATCTAGGCGCAGCCGTTGCAACCGGGGAGTATTTAATCCTACTCAATAATGACTCCCAGCTGTTAAACTCAAACTGGATAGCTATGCTTGAAGAACCATTTATTCGATTTACTAACGTCTGCGCAACAGGCCCTTCAAGTTTAACACGAGCTGGTATACCTTGGTTGATCTTCTTCTGTGTAATGATCAAGAGAAGTGTTTTTGCAGAATTAGGTTATCTTGATGAATCGTTTGGAGCAGGCGGCGGGGAAGATACTGATTTTTGTATTAAGGCTTATTTTAGAGGCTATACCAATTATATGGTTCCTCTTTTTCAAGGCAACTTGACGAGCCCTGGAAGACCGTTCTTGTTTCCGATATACCATATTGGCGGGGTAACCTGTAATACTATACCTAACATGGCAGAGATTACTAAAGCAAATGAAGCACGCTTAACACAATTATACGGACCACCTTAATGAAATTTTCTATTATTATACCTACACTTAGTCGTTGGGATCTTTTAAATAAGTGTCTCAAAAGCATTCGAGACAATACTGATTTAACTGACGGGGAGGTTATTGTTGTATCAAACGGCTGTACCGACTACACTCGAGTGCTCTTTAATACAGAGTACAAGAACGAACACTTCCATATGATTGAATGGCATAAACCTCTGGGGTACCCTAAAGCTGTTAATATGGGTATGTCTGTTGCTACCGGGGACATCGTTATCTTGTTAAACAATGATACTGTTCTCTATGATAATACCTGGTACAATAAGTTAGTTGAGCCGCTTTTAACTAACCCTAAAGCTGGTATAACTGGTTTAATTAAACGTTATCAAGGCGGTAAACCTTGGGTTCTATTTTTCTGTGCTGCTATAAAAAGAGAAGTAATAAATAAAATTGGTCTACTCGATGAAACATTCACTCCGGGCTGTGGTGAAGATATTGATTATTGCGTACGTGCTCATCTGGCTGGGTTTAGTATACACCAGGTACCTGAAATACATCTAGACGGAATTGCTGGTACCAATAAAGTAGCCGGGCCATTTCCAATCTATCACGAGGGTGGAGCTACAGTAACAAAAAATCCAATGCAAGAAACTATCTTTGCTCGTAATATGAAGATAGTAGAAGAGCGCTATGGCAGTTAAGTTTCTTCCACTTTACCTATCTTAAAGCCACCCATACTGATACGAGTAACTCTTATACCTTTTTCTAGTTCATTAGCACCGGTATAATAAAAACGTCCTGGGTCTACGGCGAATACCCCGGTAACTGGAAGTGCTTCCTTTACGGCTCTCTTATGTTGCTCTGTACCCGGGGTGAAGTAGTCTTGTACTTCTTTTTTAAATGCTGCGTCGTTTCTGAATATCGAAACAGAGCAGTATAGAATAAAGTCACTAAGCTTAACTTTAGGATCGTTTGTAGCAATATCTTTTAAATAGTTTCTTATATAGGCATCAATAAAACGAGCTTCAAAATCGTTTGTCTTGTATATATTTTTTATTTGCTCAGCAGTCTGTGGTATTATTTCTTCAATACGTGGATCCATTACCAGTTCAAAGATAAGATCTGCTAAAAACGAAAGCTTAGGAACAGATATACTTTCTTCAGAAGATACCGGTTCAGGTTCTGGTGCTGGTTTCTTTCTAGGATTCTTTACTACTTTTACTTTCTTTTCTCTAGAAAAGACTGCACCCATAGGTAATTCTCCGGTCTTAATACCAAAGTATTTGTGAGCGGTTTGTAAAATAGAACCAATAGTGAGACCGGAAGGAGTTTTAAACTGGTTAACTATTTCTTTACTCTGAGGATCAAGTACCATATACTTCTCATATAAATTATTAACTCCAGAATGAATCTTATCTAATAAAGCTTTAGCTGCACGTTTACCTTCTGTGCCGGTACGAGCTTCTCCTTTACCCTCTCCGATTTCTTTTACTTCATATTTTAAATCTGTATTAGGATAATTTACGTCGTATGATACACTACCGCCTTGTACAATACCGAGATCATCAATATACTTTGCTGCATTAATAGTACCTATAGCTCCAGGTCTATCGACCCCGGCTTGTATAAATTCGTTATACTTGGCCGGATCTAATTTTGAAATGAGCAAAGCCGCTACAGAATACTCTCCCCGACCGCTGCCCTCGTTTTGTCTATCAAATAAAGAAGCCTGTAGCTGATCCCAGCTAGATGAAATAGTACCGGTTGCTTCTATATACTGAAAGCCATCAGGATATACAACAGTCGGTACTGCTTCATTTAAAATCTCATAACTGTACACATCCCTAAAATGCGACCGGTTAGTAAAAGGAATACGGTTTAAAATACGAGAATATAAGTTATCTAGTTTAGACACGGTTAGAAATAAAAATCGTTAGGTTTATCGTTTTTGTTCTTTAAAGCATCTGGCCGATCAATATACACCATTACGTAGCCGGCCGCAGCTACAGATAGAAATATACAAATAGAGGTCGCGATTAACATAACTATACTTATCAATTGACACCCAGCTCTCAACCCCCATTTTTAGGCGGTCTTTAAATGTCTAGAGTAACACCAGCTTCCTGGTCGCCCTTAAGCATAGCGTCTCTTATTGCTCTTGTATATCTAGACTTATCTAATGGGTGACTATTAAAACGACTAGTCCCTTCTTCGCCAAAGTAGATATTTCCTTTAACAACATCCCCAACAGCATAGTAAGTTAATACGCCTTCTGTTATACTCGGGCAATTAGTTATTTGAAGATCCCCTTCAATAACATCCGGTAATCCTTCAAGACTGTTTAAAGACGGACAATCTTCAATCATTAACATGGCCATGTTACGAGGTAAACCATTAAGATTTTTTAAAGCCGGGCATCTCATTATAGATAAAGTCTGTATACCGTCTGGAGTGCCGCGTAAAGTGACTAATTCATTGCAATTGCGAATGGTATTGTTTATTGTTTTTGCATATACACTCGGAAATGAAGAAGAACCAGTAGGAGTATTATTGCTTGGTTCTACCATATTTGAAGGTAAACCTACAAGATTAGTTATTGCTAATTCGTCAAGAGCAAAATGAGATAGCTCTATTCTACTAGCTCCTTCTAAACTTCTAAGCTTAAGCATGTGCTGCAAAAAAAGCGGACCATTGTAAGCTGGTGCATAGTGTAAAGTCTCTAAGCTATTTAATTGGTACAATCTTAGCACAGCGTCGGCGCCTGCAGGCTTGATGGTCGCACCTCTATATGAAGGATCGATACGTGCCGGAGCTCCTTTAAGAGACCTTAACCCATCACAGTGTTGTATACTTAAACTTCCCGATATCTTCTGAGGAAGCCCTTCTAAATTAATTAATTTAGGACATTGACTAATATCTATTGAGGTAGAGCTATCTGTTTTAGGGAAAAATTTTAAACTAACTAAATTTGGACACATTGATATAGTTACACTACTAGCATCATATGTAAAGGATCCACCTGCACTTGTATCAAATCCTTCTCGGCCATAATTTTTTACAACAGTATTTTGTATATTTTCGAGACTGGTATCGTTGGTATTTACATGAAAATAACCATAAACCTCTCGCGGATAATTTTCTAAAGGAAGAGCGCCATTAGAATGATCAAAAAACCCACCAGTAACTTTATTAAACTTAATAGGTATAGTAGGTAACGATATCTTTTTAATACCAGATTGATAGACGTTTCTTAAGTGTAACTCCCCAACAATATCATATGAGCCATCTGGATTTAATATTATCTTAGCACCGCGCCGCGATGCGCCGGTGGCACTTAAAAAATTCTTTAATATCTCTTCCGGGGATATAGTACCCGCCAATGATGGGTTCTTAGCTACAAATTCTTTATAAAAATTACCAGCAGGTCCGTATTTAGTTTTATAATACAAATACGGAGGCACCATAGAATTGCCGCCCTTACGTATAAAATAGAGTTCCTCTCCTTCAGGGTCTACCCCATGAAGCATAGTAGAAGGAGCACCAGTTGGCTTTACAATAAAATAAGCTTTATCAAATTTAAATCCAACCTCAATTAAAGTATTAATGTTCTCTAAAGATCCCGAAGCAATATAACCTTTTTGTACTGCTTTATCGAAAGTGGTTACGGCAGTATCCTCTCCTTTAATAAGATTGTACTTACCGAACTTTAAGTTCATAGCCTTAGTCCCTAAATCAGTTACAGCAGCGCTCGGCCCCTTACGCGCTTCATATAGAGTAGGCCTAATTACACTACTTATATACTTCTCAAAAAGGATATTATGACTATAATTCATGCTCAGTATTATTTACTTCTCCGGCGACGCAGTCGCCCCCGGACCCCACGGCGTAGCCGACCTCCATCTCCGCTTCGCTAGGTTTACGGCTTGTCTAGATTTAGCCATAGCTATTCTTTTGGCTTTAGCATCCAGCTCAGCCTGTCCATAAGGCAAGTTCTTTTCTTTAGCATTTTTTGCAGCATTAGTAGCATGCTGGAGCCAAGGTTCCAGTTTATCGAAATCAACCCCAGCGTTACTCTTATTTAAATACCACCCGTTCGGTATACTTTTGGCTTTCTTATCCCAGATCTTATTATAGTCCTCGTGAGTTCCGATCCAATCCCAAATAATCAGACCACGAGCATCATTTGGTTCAAAACCCAGTACCCGGTAATGGGTACGGCTCCCAGGGATCCGTAAACTTACCTTGTACCAAGTACCGTGGGCGTTCTTGATATTGTTCGCAAGAAAGTCAAAGTCTATCGAAGGATCTTCCGGGTTAACATTAAATTTTCTCCATGCCTCATCCACCGCAGCCTTAAACACCGGATCCGTAATAAGCTCTTTCTCGAGGCTCTTATAGTTCTTATTACGTACGGATACCGGAAACCTACGCGACTCTGTTAAGATAAAAGTTTCATCAAGAGACTCCAGGATATAATTTGCGGTAGCGTCAAATAGAGACATATTATTATTTAGGAATATAGGTATATAAGTATACGAAATGTATACATATTCCGCGGAACTATTAAAAGTAATTGACGGCGACACCATTGAAGTCGATTTTGATCTGGGCTTCGGGGTCTGGCTCCGTAATCAACGTATCCGTTTAGCCGGAATCGATACCCCCGAATCCAGAACTACTATCAAAGAAGAAAAGATCCGCGGCGAATTAAGTAAAGCCAAGCTTAAAGAAATCCTCGCCGGTAAACGGTTAACCATCACCACCGTCCTCGACCCGAACGAAAAGTACGGACGGATACTCGGATTTGTCACCAACGAACTCGGCGTTAACGTCAATAACTGGCTTATCAATAATAACTACGCGGTTACGTACGTCGGCCAGAATAAAGAGCTCGTACAAGAGGCCCACCTAAAGAACGCAGCTATACTCAAAGCGCGCGGCGAGATATAATAAAAAGACCAGACCCGCAAAGATCTGGTCTCGTACTAATTCGGTATTAGAAGAGTTTACTTCTTCTCTACGAAATCGTACAACTGCTCAGCGATCGCGGTAGCGTCGGCCACTCGAGTATCTACGGGAAGAGCAAAGCTCTTATCATTAGATTTCTCGGCAGCATACTGCATCTGATTGCAAGTCTGGTGGTAACGGTCGTTAACCAGATTCATTGCCATCTGCAGTACTTCGAGTCGGATTTCATAGCCAGTTTTGTTGTGTGTAGGCATATGTGTGTGTCTCCTTTCGCCAATATATTATACCAGGATATCTAGAAAGCCACCTATATAGGAAATTTGGCCTAAAAAATTTGCGCAAAAAAATTTTGCGAAACCGGATTTCGGGAGCGGAACGGGATTTCGGGAGAACGGGGTATACTAGGAAAATGGGCTAAAAAAATCCGCGGGAAAGTTGGCATGCGCAGATACACGGTTTCTAACGCTAGCTATTACTAGACTAATTTCTGCGCTTAGGTTGGTTTAAACCACCAGGTGTGCTAGACTACCGTGGTCGATTCACTTAGAAGGGCTCGTCCACCTTGCACGTAGTACCATCGCTGTAGACGTACGTCTTGGTGACGTACTTGTCGTGGTACTCCTTATGAGTCATCTTGCCGAGTGCCACGCCTTGTGCCAGGATGGGCTTGATGGCGACTGCTGATGGCTTCTTCTCCTTCTTCTTCGCACCCTTGCAGGTGAACTGAGCCTGGAATGCCTCCAGTGAGCCGTACTGCTCGATCTTCTTCTGGATGATCTTCTTATTGGTCCACGTCACCGTCTTACCGGTGATGGTGCACGTGAGGATGATCTTGTTAGGTACGTTCATT